TTCTACCGCATTAAAGAGACGGTTCTTCTCATCTTCATCGCGAATATATGTGTCAATAAGGAGACTATATGTTTCCGAATGAATAGCCTCATTTGCATTTTGAATAGCATAGAAATTCTTTACTTCAGCAATAGGGATTTCATTAGAAAAACGTTGAGATAGATTCTCCATAACTATACCATCACTCGCCGCAAAAAACGCGAGAATATGATATATGAAATATTTTTCGTTGGCATTAAGTTTTTCAATATCGGCAAGGTCGAGAGCGAAATTAATCTCGTCAGCTACCCAGAAAGCTGAAATGAGTTTTTTATACATTTCATAGATATCTGGGTATTTGATGGGAAACATGACATACTTGTTTTTTGTTTCAGTAAGTATATCTTCAGCCTCTACATTTTGTTTTTGGTCCTGTTCTTGTTCTGATTGAGCCATTCTATTGCCTATATCTTTAGCAAGAAAAAGTAATGTCAAATTTTAGGCAAGTGCAATATATTATATACTTTATTTCTTATATCATGTTAAAGTTAACTTTAACGTTAACATTAACGTCTTGATTGTTGCTGTTGTTGTTTTTGTTCTTGTGCTTTACGTAATACACTTAAAAATTTGTTTTCTAATTGTGTATCTTCAAATACCATTTTATCTAATTCTAAATTTGCTACTATTGTTTTTAAATCTATGTTATCAAATGTAGCTACATTTGTGAATACACGTGGGAAATATTGATGTAAACGATAGGCATGTGCCGCACCGGCGAATATCACAATTTCTTTTGAGTTATTTGTTTGTGTTGTACTTTGTTTCGTAATATTTTTAATTACATTTTGATAAATATTTATATCAACTATAATACTGCTTAATTTTATAAGATTGTTTATTAACATATCTTTGATTTGTAATAGACCTTGAATTTCAAAACTTCTTACGTTATATAATATGGTAAGTTGTCTTCTTATAGTTTCTATGCTCTTTGCATAAACAGTTTTTAATGCATCGCCAATAAATAGTTTTTTCACTGGAGCACTTTCATATACTGATAAAGATTTAACTATATAACTTATTATAGTTTGTAAATCTTCATTACTGTTTGTGTTCATTAAATATTTTTCTTCTATAGCTGATAATAAACCAAGTTCAATTCTATTATCGCAGCATATTACTGGACGATTACGTGCCTTATATTTATACCATATCCATTCAGCGCCTTTTAAAGTATTGAGTAAAACTTCTTTATGATGTTTAGATATTTCACATAATGCAGTTGAATGTTCTACCATAACAATCTTGTTTTTAAGATCTAAATTTTCATAAAATGTATTATCAATTAAATTATGTATTTCACCATATACTGTTATTTTATAACCATTCATTTCACCTGTTACCGTAATAGGTGGTTGTATAATATCTGATTGATCTACTTTTGGTTTCGGAGTTGGAGCAGAACGTGTCTTGCGTGATTTCGGTGGTGAATTGCTTCTTTCTACAATCCCTGGTTCAGATATAGCACGTTCTTGTTGCATGTTTATTATACGTCTACTATAATTGAGCATTTTGTTTTGGTTTTTATTTGGTCTTATATGATTATTATTTATTTAATTTATTTACTATTATTTTTCATCATATTTATCTCCGTCATATTCTTGGAAGACGAGTCCCTGGTCTTTGTGAGCATATTCTGGGTTCTTTTTTGCTGTTTTGTCTAGAAATTGTTCCCCATTCCAGGCATACCAGTTAATATATCCTTCTGGTCTAGGTGGTGGTGCGTTTTCTGTTTCATCTGGTGGTTGAATTGGTTTTTGTAAAGCTTCACACATATAATCCCATAACATACAATCTATTGTACGTACACCTCGTGGTTCATTTATAATTTTATTATAGAGAATTTCTGCACCGGCTAAGGTTATACCATAAGCTTGAAGACAATATACAGGAATACGTGCTACATGTGCGTCGAATCCACAACCACAATGATGACCCATATAAAGCATATCATAATTTGGTGGCGTAATTTCAAAATATTTGGGAGCTAATAATTCCCAGTTTCTATGAAATACAACGTCGTCTTCAAAGACTATAGACCATGGTATGCGATTATTTATGATTTCTTTTAAAACGGCGAGGTGAGAAAGCATAATTGCTTGATGATGTGGATGATTTATAGGATCATTAAATTTACCATCAGTTGGCTCAAATTGCGGGTTACCATGTTCGGTTTTCCATAATTGTGCCATGGTGTCTATAGCATTTGCGGATCTACCATCAATAGCAGGAAAACGCTTAATGTTTGTAAAACCGGCTTCCTTGATACGTTTCATAGATTTTTCCAGACGTTCTGGTTTGCGCTCAAGATTAATAATAAAAGTTTGTCCATCGAGGAATTCTCCCCAGGTTGTCGGTGCATTTGCGGATGTGGATGTAGATTGTACCATTTTGTGAAAAATTTGTAGCTACTTTTTTAACATGAAAAATCTTTATATCGTTGAAAAAATAAAAGTATTTATGGGCGGATAAAGTAAAGTATGGAACTCTATACATCTATGTTAAAAGGTGATAGTACTGCTGGTTTATATAAAACATGTGATTACATTAAAAATAATGCTTTTGATAAACTTGAAGAAGAATGGATTAATATGACAGCGCATATAGGAAAACTATTGGGTCCTGATGCAGCTGATACATGGATGCACGTTAATGCCGAATTAATAAACATGATAGAATCCGATAAACTTAGTGTAACAAATTCTCTGGTTATGACAGCAAAACTGTATTTGTTATTTCAAAGAGTTAATAAGATATATAATGAAGAATCTATTAAGGCATTACGGGATAAAATAATTGATAATTTTCCTGACGATGCTATGTTATCCTATGCCGGTTTACAACAGTTTTCGCGTATATTACCTTCTATAGATGATGAGACGTATCCTTTTTATAATAGAATATTAGCCGGATTGACTCATTTATTAGCGCAAAATGCAGTGGAAGATATACGGATGTCGCTGGAATATCTTACGCGAAAGAAAATGAAAATGCCGTTGCCAAATATATTTCCGGCGGCAACGCTCAAGGAGGCTAAAAAAGGTGATCCTGCGTGGTTTCTGTGGGGGGCAATTTTATTACATTTTGACGAAGAAAAAGTAGCTACAAATTTTAAGCTTTTTACCTGGAATTTTCAGGGAGCGGTGGGGCAACGCAATGCTCGTGTAGGTTTACTATGGGGACTGGCATATTGTATCCGCAGTAATGTGTCAGTTATTTGGAATAAAGAAGAATTGAAAGTTATTGAAAGAGTCAAAGGTGTAGCGAGACAACTCTGGGAAGAAATGAATATAGAAAAAGACGAAACCGTAGGTATTATGCATTCTTTCTATCCACGTGGAAGTATGCCGCTTGAACCGTTGTATGCTCAGCAAATTGATAACAGCCGCGACAGAAATGGTGGGGGCGGTGTGGGTGGTGGTGGGGGAGGGGAAATGGACCCATTGGTAAATTCAGTGAAAGTTCTGAAAATACATACAAAAGAACATGGAGGCAGCGGAAGTGGTTTTGTTATGTAAGATTTAATCAATATCTTCTTGCGATTCCATAAGTGTAGCTAATTTTTCTTGAAATACTTTTTCATCATTTGTATCTGTCTCAAAAACATAAGCAGTATATGCACGTCCTTGATATTCTCTGCCTGAACGGGCAAATCTTACACTCCATGTAATTTTATTATTGGATTCATTACGAATACCAAAGGCAAACATTTCTTTTATTTTTATATTTTTCCATAAACTTGAGAAATCTTCTGATATAATTTTTCGAGCTTTTTGTTTTTCTGTAGTTTTTTTCTTAGCGCCACCGTTACTGCTTAATTTATCTTTCCATGGTACAGTCATTAATTCAAGTATAATTGGTTTTACTGCTTCATGAGCAGGTTTTGTTATTATATCAGTATCTTTAATTAAGAAAGTTTTACCTTTATCTGAATTTGAATGAGAGGTTTTTATATCTATTTCTAAAGTATCAGGGAAGTGGTCTTTTCTATGAACTGATGTGTATGTATATTTTTGTAGATTATATACACAATTATAAAATGTATTGTGAAAATGACATGACTTTTTCTTATCTGATTTATTATAACAAAATGTAAAGTGGTCAGCAAAATTTACCTCAGTTTTACTATTATCACATTTTTTTATCATAGGATATACAAAATACATCCATTGTTGTTTATTTATATTATCATCCATCACGGTATATAAACCATTTGGAAAGAATGTTTTGTTTTGTATTGGTGATAATCCAACATATGTTATATTTTGTTTTATAAAAGGTTCTAAATCTACTTCTGTCTTTTTAGCTTTTTGAGATTGATATATTATTGCAGTAATATTAGATGATTGTGATGATTTAGAGTTATTTTGATTTTTTGTATACCATTTATACATATAATCATATTTCCAATGTATTGTTTCGGATACCATTTTAGGATATTTATGGTTACTATTATATATTCTGAAATCTTTATACACATTTAAGATGATATTTAATTATTTATTTTCTTAATATAATCAATCTTTTCTTTAGACCATCCTCCTGAACCAGTTGCATTATCATTCATACAAGAACGGTCAGTTGAATTTAATTCTTGACATATAAAACATACATTATCTTTTGTATAACCATTTTTACTATTAATTCTTTCAAGAGATAATTTCCAATATCCACTAGTTTTTAATGGGATACCTGAGTATGCACATAATCCATTTTGTTTATTGAATAAATCTATTAAATATTCATAAGTAATATTAAATTCTTCAGTAATTCTATTTTTATTTATAAATTTATTATGTCTTTTTTTACAATTGTTAAATATATTTACTATTGCACCAGATAATGTAGCTCTTCTATTTATACCTCTATTTTTAATACATTCTTTACACCCTTGACCTATAACTTTAGTATATTCATTTTGTAATTTAAAAATATTACAATGAGTACATTTTATATGTTCTATATCATTTATTAATTCTTTAATTACTTTACATCTAGTTTTATTAGGTTTTTCATCTATAATTATATTTGATTTATGTTTGATTGAAATTAATTCTACAAAATTATTTATTTTTTCAATAGTCCATTGTTGTTGAACATTTAATTCTAAACAAACAAATGCTATGTTTCCTTCTATATAACCTTTCGACTGGTCTAATCTTTCTAATGAACATTGCCAGTCTGAAAATTGTTTAAACGTTAATTTAATGTTCAAATAATAACATTTTTCTTCTTGTTTTTTAAGTATTTCTAAAAAATATTGATAAGTAATTGTAAATTCTTTTCCATCTTTAACTCTAATTTTAGCATGTCTATATAAAGTTTTAAGAAACCCTTCTTTTGTATTACAATATTCTTTATGATAAAGAGATATGCATTTTTTACAATGTGATGTGAATTTATCAGGTTGGTCACTTCTTTTTAAAAATTCTGTTGTTTCCTTTACATTATTACATTTAGTACATACTTTTGATGTATTCATTTATTTTAATTTTTATAGTCTAATATAATTTATTATGAAATTAAAGAATCAAATTTTATTACAAAAAGCATTTAAGAATATATTTAATTATTTATATTATACACTAGGTTCATAATGGGGTCTTCTAATGACTTCGCCATTGCCATGGACGTTGGCACCACCTACTCATGTGTAGGTGTGTGGCAAAATGGTAAAGTTGAGATTATTGCTAACAGTCAAGGAAATCGTACAACTCCATCGTATGTAGCTTTTACTGATAAAGAACGTTTTGTTGGAGATGCGGCAAAGAATCAAGCTGCAGCGAATCCAAAAAACACTGTATATGATGCTAAACGTCTCATTGGTCGTAAATTTTCTGATAAGACAGTGCAAGATGATATTAAATTATGGTCATTTGATGTATCTGCTGACGCTAATGATAAACCTATTATAGAAGTTGATTATCAAGGTGAACGTAAAAAATTTCATGCTGAAGAAATCAGTGCGATGGTTATATCTAATATGAAAGAAACAGCTGAAGCATACTTAGGTAAACCAGTTAAAAAAGTAGTTATTACTGTACCTGCATATTTCAACGATAGCCAACGTCAAGCTACTAAAGATGCTGGTGTCATTGCTGGTCTAGAGGTTCTACGTATTATTAATGAACCAACTGCCGCGGCAATTGCATATGGACTTGACAAGATAAGTGATGGTAAGGAAAAGAATATTTTAATCTTTGATTTCGGTGGCGGAACGCATGATGTAAGTCTTCTAACAATTGATGGTGGTCTTATTGAAGTGGTCGCAACAGGGGGTGATTGTCATTTAGGTGGAGAAGACATAGATAACAAGTTAGTAGAATTCTTTATGAAGGAATTCCAACGTAAAACTAAAAAAGATATTACAGGAAATGCACGGGCTATTAAGCGTCTGAAGACTGCTTGTGAGCGTCTCAAGCGTACTCTGTCATCTACGGCGACGGCTACAATTGAAATTGATAGTCTGTTCGATGGCGAGGATTTTAATGCAAGTATCACACGCTCCAAGTTTGATGATTTATGCTCAGATATATTCAAGCGTACTATGGAGCCTGTAGAGAAAGTACTACGTGATGCCAAGATGGACAAGGCATCCGTTAATGAGATTGTACTGGTAGGCGGTTCAACTCGTATTCCCAAGATTCAACAATTACTCAGTGATTTCTTCAATGGCAAAGAATTAAATAAGAGTGTTAATGTAGATGAAGCAGTTGCTTATGGTGCTGCTGTACAAGCAGCAATTCTCACTGGAAATGGTAATGACCAAACTAAAGAGCTATTACTCCTCGACGTAACTCCTCTAAGCCTTGGCATCGAGACAGCTGGTGGTGTGATGACAAAGCTTATTGAGCGTAATTCCACTATTCCAACCAAGAAATCCCAGATATTCTCCACGTATGCGGATAATCAACCAGCGGTGACCATTCAAGTCTTTGAGGGTGAACGTCAATTCACCAAGGACAATAACTTACTGGGTAAATTCGATTTATCCGGTATTCCACCTGCCCCTCGTGGTACGCCACAAATTGAGGTATCTTTTGATCTTGATGCGAATGGTATTTTAAATGTATCGGCACTAGAGAAAGGCACCGGTAAGACTCAAAAGATTACCATTACAAACGATAAGGGTCGCCTAAGCAAGGAGGATATTGAGAAGATGGTTGCTGATGCTGAGAAATACAAGGAAGAAGACGAGAAACAAAAGAAGAATGTAGAGGCAAAGAATGCCCTGGAGAACTATGTCTACAATACACGTAGCAGCCTGAAAGACTCCAAGACAGATGCCGGTAAAGCGGCGTGGGAAGAAGCCGAGCCAATTATTGAAGATGCTGTTAAATGGCTCGAATCAAACTCTTCGGCGACTACGGAAGAGTATGAAGCTAAAAACAAAGAAGTCACTGATGTTCTCGGTCCAATCATGCAAAAGATGTATGCCGCTGATGCACCATCTGGACCACCAAATGGTGGAGCTCCACCTGATGGTGTCCCGGTAGGCGCTACCCCGGGCGCTACCCCGGGTGCTGCACCGGCACAAGCTGATATTGATTGAGATTAGATATATGTTTTAAGTCTTTTAAATGTGTTAAATGATTTATGGTAAGAAATATGAAACTAAATCATTGACACCAAGACATTTTACATCAATGTTTAATAAATATTTCCAATGGAAAGGTAAAATAATAAGCTGTCCTCGAGATATTTGGATAACTAAAAGAGATTCATTAGGGTCCGGAATACCGGAGATCATTTTTTTAGAAGCAGGGTAAAGTAAAATTTCCCCAGATTCTTGTGCCTGTAGTAAAAGGTATTTAAATTTATTAGTGTGCCATATGTCTTTATCGTTCGGTTGCGATTGTAGTTGTATTTGTGCTTGTGGCTGTTTAGGTATTATAAACTCTGGTGTAACAATATTTAAATAAAACCATTTTTTCTGCAGTTGCGCTAGTTCAATATCTTTATCTTGTATAATAACTGGTTGACGATTATACAGTACATCATAGTTAAAATTATCTAGACGGGTTTGTATAAGCTGTGTGCGCTTTGGATAATTATAGTAAGAATATATGTATATAATTAAAATTATAAGAAGCGCTATTTTAATGTTTAATTGCATTTACATAAAAGGTTCGATTTGTTTTTTGTAAATATTTCTGTAGAGGGAGCCATATGGCAGGAGCTTTAGCAGGTCTTGCCAAATTAGGACCTGGAGCATTACAAAAATTAAAAGGTGTTGCCGGGCAAATGCCATTGCCTATGCCTGTACCAGGACCTACAATTATAAATAATCCAGCAGCAGATTTAGCTAAAACATTATTAGAAGAAGGTAAATTAAGTGATGTTGAAGATGCATTTATAAAAAAATTACAAGCTGCACAAAAAGAAATCTATGATCATGAGCATTCTATGTATAGAGCTGCAATGGAATTTATAAATACGATAAGACCAACACTCATGTTTGCTGAACTAATTATGTATTTAACGCCATTTATACTTATTATAATTCTTTATTTCCTTTTTCGTCCGAGAAAAAGTAGCACACCATCATTAAAGAGATATTATAATAATACCAAAGGGTTTTTCGCTAAAATAAAGAAATTTTTCAAAAGTTTAATTAAATTAAGTCATAGAACAAAAAATATATTTAATATATTCGGAAGTACAGACCAAACCAATGCTAGATATCGTATAGGTGGTAGATGCGATAATATTACTTGGGTAGAAACAGATGGAGATGGTAATATAGCTGACGATGGTGCATATTGTGAAACAAGTGTATTACCGGATAATATTCAATGGAAACTCGATACAAGTAAAATGCCAGAATATGGTCAATTACCTAAGAACATGAAAGATATCGTAAAAGGTAATTTAAATGTTACTATACCATTCGACCATAATGACGAGGCATCATTTTATGTACCGCAATGTGAAAAAGCAGTGTTTACTGATACATGTGATAAAAATGATCCGACAAATCTCGATAAATGTCAAAAGGCAAATTTATTAGAAGATAATGGTATGTCATGTCGCCTAAAAGAACAAACATCATTATCATATAAAGCTGCATCGCGATGCTCTAATTCACAGGATGTTGGTATAGTAGACCCTAAAAATGTTCGCATTTTAACCTTACTTAAAAGATTACAGAACAAACTTGATGGAGTTAAAACCAGTGACGATATGATAGCGCAATATAATACATATACTACAAGTGATGATGCAATCAAATATCCAGAATTTAATAATGCATTACCTAATACATATAGTGATCAAATGAATAGTGCTAAGAATTCCAACGACTTCAAAACAGGACAAGTAACTACATTCATGCGCAAGGCTTTACCAACGAAACTCTCAGAAATAGAGAACCCGGCGAAAAAAGACAGCGGCATTGCAAATTTATTTTAGAGTTTTGTCTTAATGTTATTATATTAATCTTACTGTTTCAATCGCACTGTCTAGATGCATTTGCTTTATTTTTATACACTTACTTTACAATCTTACGAAAGACAAAATTAAAAATTAAAAAGTAAATAAGTCTTATCTAATATTAAGGTATAATGGGTATACATATAAAACCCGTTCATGTTAATATAAAAAAAGCATTTAATGATATAAAAAAGGTGGCACAGAAGGCTGTGCATGGTATACAACATGGATTACATGTTGGAGAACATGCCGCGGCACATGCTATTCAATCTTTAAAAATTCCAGAAAATATTATAAAACTTATTGCAACTTTAAAAACAGTGGATACTAAATTATTAAGTTTAAAGAAAGACGTAAGTGAGATTGCATTAACCAAGAAAAATTTTGATTTATTTGATAAAACTATTCAAGAAATTCGCAATTGGTATAATACAGTAAATGTTCATGCACCTATCGACCAATTTATAGTTGTACAAGTTGTAGATAGATATAATGCTACTGGTGGATGGAACCCATCGGCTGGAGGGAGTGCAGTAGATCAATTAAATATGAATATAGATAGTCTAACATCAGAAGGTGCACAAGAGTTTTTAAATACATATTATCCGAATAAAGATTATGCAAATCCCCAAGCACCATATATATCTGCATCAACATGTGGTGCAGATAATTTAGTAAATGTTTCACCTGCTGAAGTATGCACACTTGACCAAATAGGTTCGCTAGGAATATATGATTCACAAAATTATATAGACCCGAATGATACAAAATATAGTGATTTGAAAACATATAATAAAGACAAAGATAACAAAGAAAATAGAACAAAATCATTATGTAAACAGTCACTCAAGGGTGATAGTGCAAACTTAAACTGTGTCTTTGAACATGGTGCTGGATATATTCGCAAACCAGGTGATCCAGATAGTTGTATAGTTTATGAATGCCCTCCAGGATTCGAAAGAAGTGGTAACGATTGCAAGAAAATATTACTTGATGCTAAAATAAATAAAGAGGCACATTGTGATGAAAGATGGGATGATTGGTTCATGATTCCCAATTATCATTTAGGTAATACATATGATACAGTCGGTGATAAATGTTATGCACCATGTCCACCACATCATGTACCATATTATGCTGTAGATCCCGCTGACGGTTCTCGTAAAGATTTCTTTTCAACTGATAAGGCGGATAAATGTGTCGCTCGTAATATATATTTTAATGGAAAGTATCAAGAAGGTAGTGAATATTGTCCTTTAGCATGGATATATCGCTTGAGTGCGACTCCTCAAGTATTAAATGGGATGTATAAAAATCAATTAAATAGTGTACTTGGCGCTGGTTCGTCGAATGTAGCTCATAATTCTATTTATACCAATTTAATGAATAATACTTTAAATACTGCTACCAATATGGTAAATGATATTGGATCTTTCATAGAAGATGTCACACCTATATCTCCAGAAATGCAAATGGCTTGTGCAAACTTATATACACAAGATCGTTTACAATATGCTTACGACGTGTGCAAATCTCTTAAAGATGACGAAGATTCATTTAGAGAAAATCTAACTCAAGGAGACACATCTGGTCTAGTTGATCAAAAAATAATTATGTTAAAACAGGCGGCGAACAGTTTATTCTGTCCAGTTGGAGAAAATGCTGACGATACACCATTTGTATTAATTAATAAAGATATTGAAAAAGACACTATATGTTTCCCTTCAGTTGGTAGTGTAGATCCAAGTAAAGTTAAAAAGACAGATGATGATGGGAATATAACAGACGCGGAATATCCGGCACCAACGGCGGATCCGGGAGAAAAGGCAGTATACACAAGTTTAAAGGCGGTAATTTACATTATAATGATACCAATATTGCTAATTATTTTGTATTATTTCTGGAAATGGGCAGGACCATTAATAACAGATCTTCTTGCAACATTTTATAGAATTCTTTTACATCCATTCCATACATTACTTGGTTTACGTAATACTACAATTGATGAATATGAGCCAGGAAGAGTTGCAGAATTTGCCCTTAAATGGAAAAGTATACACCCTGAATGTAAAATAAATGTTGGTCAAACTCCTTCGTGGAGATTATATTCCAGAAAGTGGAGCGATTGTGATAAATTAAATGAGTAAGTCTTATAGATATAGATAAATAAACAGATTTTTATTTTTAAAATGTAGCTACAAGTAAAGTAGTAAAATTTATGTGTATGTATATAAAAGACAAATATATTTGTAGTCTAATATAAAGTTATCAATTTGAAAGGTATGTATAATGAATCTCAGCCTACTTATTTACCTTTAGTTGAAAGAATAGTTGTTATTGGGGATGTTCATGGTGATATATCACGATTAATGGAGTGTTTATACGGTTTAAATATTATATCACGTGATATGAAATGGATCGCCCAACCGGCGAATACTATTGTAGTTCAACTGGGTGACCAAATTGACAGTATGACACGAGGTGGTGATCCTTCGTGGGAGGTTCTTCCAGATATTGAAGTCATGTTAATAATGGAACAATTAGATAAGATTGCTAAATTAGGTGGAGGGCGTGTTATTTCTTTGCTGGGTAATCATGAGATAATGAATGTTATTGGAGATTATAGTTATGTATCACCTAAAAGCAGAGAAACATATGATAATGATAAACGTACAAAATTACTTAAGCCTGGTAATAAACTCAATGAAATATTAGCAAAAAGAAATATAATATTAAAAATTGGTCCATATTTATTTTGTCACGGCGGATTATTACCGAGACACTTAGATTTAGTCAATAATAATATTCATATGTTAAATGATATTGTGCGAAATATTCTTAATGGAAATGGTAGCGGTAATTTTATGTTTACTGAATTATTTCTGGCACTGGCGATACATGAAACCGGTATATTATGGACAAGAGAATATGTTGCATTATCCCATACAGATCCTGACGAATTAAATGAGCTTATTACAGATGTTTTAAATCGCACAGAATCTAAGGCGATTTTTGTTGGACACAGTACTATGCCGCAGATTACTCCTTTAGCAAATACACGTGTTTTTTTAATGGATACTGGATTATCTCGAGCTTATGGTACACAACAATATCAAGTATTAGAAATAAGAACTAATATGGAAAATGGTGAGCCAACATATAATGTTATGACTGTTACATAAAACAAATAAAAAATGATATAAAGTATACACGAGTTGTAATGTTAAATACATACACATTAGAGTAATAGATGGATATTGTGAATTCAGATTATTTTCAAGAAAAACTAAATACATATTTTGCCAATAAAAGTGCGGAAATCACTGCGAAAGCAGTACAGCTACGTGAAATAAAGAAACTTAAGGCTAAAAACAGTAATATTAAAGAAGAGACTGCCGAAAATAAAAAAGAACTTGATAAGATAAATGGCGAGGGCAGTGGGAGCGACAATGATCATGGCGACGCCTGATGAATTACTTAAAATCAAAATTGAGAACAGTCTATGGTTATTGTGCAAAAATTTCGGTACTCTATTTGATTCATTGATGTCATTTGGCGCTGGTACTGGTAGTGACGGTATAGTATCATATCTATCAGATATTTTAAAGGAAAATGATAAAGATGCAATCCGTAAACATGTATCTATTATACGTGAAAATCGTGGTCAATTGAAAAAGCTTTTGAGTACTCCACAAGTGAAACAGCGCAGTGAAGAATGGTATGCTCTACGTCGGGAAAGACTTACTGCATCTGATACAGGTCAGGCAATGAATCGCGGTCATTATGGCAATCGTGACAAACTTATTGAAAACAAGGCTTTTCCGGAAACTGTAGTTTTTAATGCAACGTGTCCACCGCTTAAACACGGAACTATGTTTGAAGATATGACGGCTCGTTGTTATTCACAGCGTAATAATAATATAAAAATATACGAGTTTGGTCTTATTCCACATCCAACACTTTCATGTTATGGCGCATCTCCAGATGGTATTACAGAAATGGGAGTGATGACGGAAATTAAAACACCATGGCGTCGTAAAGTAAATGGTGATATATTGGAGCAATATAGATTACAGATGCAAGGACAAATGGCAGTCGCCGGGATAACAGAATGTGATTTTATAGATTGCGAAATGGAAGATCTGCGTAATGAAAATATATACCGTGACGTTGTAGCCACAAACTTGAAGGTAGATCATGGTATAATCCTGGAATGCGTTCCGAATGAAGATAACGAACAATATTTATACAGTCCTGAAAATATGACCACGGCTGAAACAATCATATGGAAAAATAATATTTTATCTCGCTTTACAGAAACTAATGTCGGCTTGGATATTAAAATAGTATATTGGAAGTTACGTAAAATGATGATTAAACGTGTATACTTTGATAATAATGAATGGACAAATGAAATAGCCCCAGCTGTACAAAAATTCTGGGACGACGTAATAAAAGCACGTGAATCTGGAATAGGACGCAATATTAAAACAAATAATGATGTCAATGTCAATTTGGATGACTCAAATAAAAAACAGAAATTTTTACAATTTATTGATTCTGACGAAGATGATTAATGAGAAGATTTTAGATCTAAGATTGGCTTAGAAAGTAGGATATCTCATTTGTGACATTACAAGAGGATCGGTAGATGGCATATTGTTAACCATCTTACATGTATCACTAAGGTCAAATATCTTTGTCATATCGTATGTATTTTTATAATTTTGATTTATTATATATAAAATATAATAAGATGTTGGTAATATTTTGGGTTTTGATTTATCAAAACTGAGAGTATTAAATGAAGATGAATTTAATAATTGTGGTCCTAGACACATTGAATCATATGCAGCTGTATTTGCAGTAATTGCTGCTACTTGGCTTTGTTGACTTGCTGTATTTGATGCACTTGTGCCACATCCACATAATTTAGTACTATTACCAATACATGTCATGAAACATTGATTTTCTTTAGAATAAAAATTTGCATCAAATGAATCGGTTATAGGCTTAAAGTGATCAGTGCATGGATCATAACTGCGATCATTCTTATATGAAGCATAAATGACGTATACTTCATAATATATAGGCTGTGCATCTACATCTGCAACTGATTTATTCGTATATTTTGGCGGATTATAATTATTACGACTATTAATAGTTGTAGAATCTAATGAAATAGGTGTACCATCGGTATTACGATAATATGGTTGTTGTGTTAATAATACATAAACATCACCCTTAATTAAATTTGTTGGTTGATTAGTAGCGAATGTTAATAAAGCTTGGAATATTTTATTTTCTACATCATTGAAATCATTTGTGTATATACCTATTTTATCAACACAAAGATTCGACCACAATAATGTATTATTAAATATATCTTCTATTTTTGCAATGGGTATACCATAGCAACGTTTCATTACCATCATACTCATTTGATAATCATATAATGAACTATATATTTGTGATATAGTAGAATCAAATGTTGCCATATCCGGACTTGATTGATAGACTGTTTGTGATGAGGGTGCATTTTGCGAAGCAGTTAAATCCATTTCAAATAATTCTAATCTTTTTTGTGGTACAATAGATATAATTACTATGATTAATAATAATACACTAGCAATTATTGCTTTTATCGTAGTTAATTTCATCATCTATATAATTGTAATAAATTTGTTTTAACTTACTGTGCCGTTTGTATTGCTTTACCATTAATTGTACCAGATAAACCACCTACGGTTAATATACCAGGATTATTAATAATTACATTATTATCTGATGTAATAGTTCCATGAGTTTTAATATTACCTGATACAGATAAGTTACCATTTATTGTTAATCCTCCACCAGCTGGTGTATTTATTTCTAAAGAATTTCCATCCGTACTTGGATTAATTGTAATTCCAGATGTTGGTGGACTAGTTGGTTTTGTTGGCATTAATGTAATAGCAGTTGATGATGATGATGAAGAAGTAGTCGGCGGTATTAATTGTATAGATTGATTTACTTTAATATTACCTTCAGAGTCGACTAATATTGCTGGGGATGTTGCGCCTGATTTTGTTAAATGTAACATATCATCACCATTTAATCCTTGTAATACATCTAAAGTAGCTACTGGCGCGGTTGAACCAAGACCTACACGTTTGGCATTTAATATTAAAGAATTATTTGTATCTACGCCCATATTTGGTGCGGATGCACCCGTGCCAATCGCCATATTGCTATTTACTCTTACTGGACCATCTAATACAACTTGACCACCATTTGTTAAGTTTGTTAAATAAGTATTACCAGAAGAGTCAGGGAATTGTATACAACTTCCAGATGCATTACAGAATTGTGCAGAGTTCGCCGGGGTTAAGTTATTTGCGGTTATACCCATAGTGGCAGTAACTTTATTTATTAAATTTAAATTTGGTGTTGCGGAACCTGGTAAATTTAATAAACTGTATGTATTCTTACCATCTGCACTGGTAAGATTGAATATACTATTTAAATTACTTATTAAGCTATTTGTATTTTGTGCTTGAACTGATACATTGCTATTTGTATATTGAATATTGCTGGTAATAGTATTATATATGTCATCATTTACAGTATTCACTTGATTTACAACATAGGCAAGATTTCCTAAACGATCTTGTCCCTCTTGGTTAAGTGCATTGTTTACTGTTGTCATATCTGATGCATTTTGTTTCTTGTAATTTAAATAATCTATAATGTAATATGCAACAACTCCGGCAAGTGCCAATAACGCAATGACAATTAAAATAGTTGCTATTGGATTCATTTTGAATACTACTAACTATATCTAAGCAAAAAATTCCATATCGCTGTCTCTATCACCCCCATCTATACCATCTCCACCATCTCCATCATAATCGTCACGATTATTCTTAGGTTCAGCCATTCTTGGTCCAGACATATCTATATTTATAAATTTAACATCACCACTATTTCCTCCGGATTGCGTTTGCGTTTCTTGTGAAGATGGTTGTTGTGATGGTTGGGATTGTTGTGATACATGGGATTGTTGGGATGATGGTATAAATGTTTCGTGAGAAGAAATACTATTATTTCCTCCTTTAAGATCCATCATAGCTAACTCTGGATTTATATCGCCAATATCTAATTTATCTTCCAAAAATTCATCTAATATTATTGGTTGGGCTGGTTTCTGGTTTAATTCAACGTTTGTATTGTTTCCGGAAATATCAGTTATTTCATTTTGAAGAGTATCCTTACCGATATTCATAGATTCTGACTCCGATTTATCAGACTCTGCTTCTGATTCTGTTTCAGACTCTTCTCCAGAATCATCTTCACCACTGCTATCACCCGATTCCGAATCTGCATCTTCGGCACTTTCCTCACCACTTTCCTCACCACTTTCTTCAATTAATTTTGGCATTGGTAATGAATCATCGTTATCACTGCTATCACCATCGCCGCTATCGCCGCTATCGCTGCCATAACGATCTGGAACTTCATCGGGACTTAATCTGACTTGTAATCCAAGACATTCTAATTCTTGTATAAGTAGTTTAAATGCGTAAGGTGTTTGGATAATTACTAAATCTTGTCTTCCACATTTTAAGCATTCTTGTAATCCATCACCATTTCCGGCAGAGCCACCGGATGGTGCATATTTCGCCATAATACCACAATAACGACATACACCCCATTCGAATTTATCAGAACGCTCCATCCATCCTTCTTTAATAAACTGAGAGATACCATGTGATAATACTACATCACGTTCCATTTCACCTAATCTTAAACCACCATGTTTGCTGCGACCGGATGTAGGTTGACGAGTCATTTGACTCTTCGGACCTTTATCACGTGCATGTATCTTATCAGTAACCATATGTTTCAATCTATAATAGAAAATAGGTCCAATAAATATCTCAGTATCTATTTGATTACCAGTACGTGCATTATAAAGTAACTCATTGCCATGTTTTTCATACCCATATTTTTCTAAAGAATCATACATAGCAGTTTGATCTAATGGTAAATACACTGTACCATCACCTACAGTGCCATCCATGCAACATAATTTAGAAAATACCGTCTCTAATAAATGTCCAATAGTCATACGTGACGGAATAGCGTGTGGATTTATAATAATATCAGGGGTTATTCCATCTTTAGTAAAAGGCATACTTTCATGTGGAATTATAAGACCAATGACACCTTTTTGCCCATGAGAGCTACAATTACCTGTCCATACTGGTTTACCATTTTTACGAACATAAAAAACGTGTGATGGTACTTCTATACAATATACTTTCCCTGTATATTTTACAATGTTTTCACTTTGACCATTTTGCGTACGAACATGACCATGATTAACAGTTGGATTATTTTTAGTTTTAATAATATTTACAGAAAATGCATCATATTTAAACTTAATATTTCCAGACCATCCTGCGTGTAAGGCAAGTCTCTGTACATCATCGGCAAGACGTTTAGAACTTGTATAATATATATCACATCCTTTTGCGGTTACAGTACCGTCACCTCTGCGAAGACCATTATATAAATATCTACATTGTTGTTCACTTAATTTCCATACCCATTCAGGGAAGTATTTATTTGGCGCTCCGACACTTAATGGTACTAAAAATTCAGCTAGTTGTCTATTAGATATTAATATACAGTTATCATGTTCAATTGGATTATATTCAAGTAATTTTATAATTTCTATTAATCTCGCTCTATCTTCTTTATTCACTTGGGCAATTTCTACAAAATAATCAGTGGTTTCACCTTTACGGTCTTTTCGCTGTCTTTTGGTTATTCTCGCCCATCCATCTGATATCCAAAATCCGAATAATTCTAAGAAATATTCCATATTAACACATCTTTCTTCTGCACTTGATGTTGCCGGAAGAATAAGTTGATAATCTGCATTCATGTTTTTACCGGCTTTAGCATACGAAACTCTCTTACCAATTATATCTTTAGCTTTAATTATTTCATATTCAGTTTGATCTCTCTTCTTAACATACATATTATGGTCTAGTGTAACACGTAAATCGACTTGTTGACTATGTAAATCATATATATCCTGGTTAATACAATCAACTTCATATAATTTACTTGGTTTGTCGGTCTTAATAGAACCATCCTCAAGTAATGTATATACTTCATCTTGTAATGTTACTTCATTTATGTATTTCCAACCAGATGTAGTTAAAACTTCGTGTTCTGGTGTTAAGCAATTTTTATCACCGAATTCTGGTCTGCGTATTTTACGGAAGCGTACTTTGCAAACTCTCGATATTTCATCACTTGCTATATTATCTATACCAGGCATTTGATTACCTATAAATATATTGTCTATCTTACCATAATGATGCACGTCTGTTACAAGTGATACATCGGTATATGTTTCAACTAATTCTTTTTCGGTAAGAACACCTTTGCTTACTGTTTTTAATTGTTGATGTACGTGTATCATACCAATAATAACAACTTCTTGTCCACGGGGTATATAAGATTCTTTCTTTATAATTCCATATTCATCAAGTAAACTATAATCTGCATGTTTAATTCCTTTCACTTCTTTACCAGTATTTCTCATAACAATAGGATTGGCAAAGATAAGACGATCATTTGGACCAAGCTTTTTCTCAATTGCCGTCATAGTTTTATAGGCAGTTATTTGATATAAACCACGATCTATAGCACCTTTATTAATCATTACCGAATCTTCTTGATTAAAACCGGTATGTGTCATAATAGCTACAATGCAATTTGTACCATTAGGCATAAGATTTACTCCATTATAATGGCAGCCACGTGTAGTTATAATGCGTTTTTGTGGATAATGTTGAATATATCCCATAGTATCAAAACGTTTATTGAAATTAGTCGAGTATATACCAATCGCCTGTTTACTTTGTGCGGCGTGGAAAACTACACGTGGGGCTTGATTATGATTTGAGAATGGCACCATTTGTGTAACAACACTATATAAAGTAACTGGGTTGATTTCAATATGTGTATGATATACTGTGATATCTTCACGTTTTAATGCAATAAGCATAGTATTCTCTTCGTCAACGTCAAGATATTCTATACATCCTTGAGTTTCTTCTAATAATTTAATAATATCTTCAGGAGTCTTATCGCTGTCGAAATTTGATATATATCTGTCTTCATAATATGCATCTTCATTTCTATGTGAAGCAGACAGGTATGATCCGAATATCATATCAAACCATTTATTAGATGTAATAGCATCGGCGAGTACTTTACCGGTGTTCTCTTTTATTATTAATAATGGTCGGCATGGTCTTCCTGCTTCAGTATGTATTTGTATTTCATTCTCTTTAACATTCCATGCAACAGATATAAATGGATTTATTAAACCATTACGACGATACAGTCTGAGTGTTTTAACAAGTATATATGGTTGGTGTGTTAAACCATAGAGTGATCCATTTATAAAGACATATACATCTTCTCCACTCACGGCGTTTTTAATACTTACGTTTTTTATAATAACTACCTTGAGTTCTTCTAATAAAGGATAGAGAGTTGAGGCTAAAGTACCGGCACTTATCTGATTGAGTAATGCTAAATTTTTAAGATATCCAACTGATGCACCATCTGGTGTTTCAAATGGGCAAAAACGTCCCCATTGATTTGAATGAAGTCTATGGGGACCAGTAATTTTAATACTTCTGTCAAGTGGTATATTCACTCTACGTAAGTGTGAAAGAAAGCCGATATAACTAATACGCGCTAAATCTTGTACTAAACCTTGTTCTGGGTCATCAGTGACTTGTCCCCACATACCTTTAAGAGAACGTGTGAAAGTATCAGTAATAAATACTGGTGTAAATATGCGATTCAAATTACTTTTATTGACAAGATCTTCTAATTTACCAGTGGTTTCTATGTGACCAAATTTGTAGTATTTATCGAGTTCATTACGTATATTTTTACGGAATTTACCATATGTCTCTTGAAATAGTTGAGATAAGAGATATCCTGATATGTCTACTCTTTTAAATATATAACTATCTCTGTCAGATGGTGGTATAATACCTAAAACAGTTTTAATAACTTGTTTAATAAGATATCCGAGATATATGCCTTTTTCGCGGAGCCCAGATGCATTACCATCCGCATCTTCAATATTTGGAAATAAATCAAGAGTAAGTAGCGATTTAACATGTTGTATACTTTTGAAATATGTGCGATTTTTAAGATTTAAATGGGCATCTGCCATAGTTTTAAGTGAAATAATGTGTCCACCATCAGCATCTTTTATTTTAATATTATTTCCGTGTACTATAGACGGTCTAAGAAAATTCATGTAAGCGTTTGTAGCTACATTTGCGCGAGTTGGATCCACATCTCCACAAATAGCCTCAACAATTGATTTATCTGTCTCAAAGCCTATCGCACGAAATAATGTTGTAAGTGGAATAATACTATTAAAACCTTGTACTTGTACAAAAATACCTCCTCTTACATTTTTATAACTAGATTCTGTGACGTCTGCACCTGCGCTTTCTTCCAGAGCTGCTTCGGCGGCTGCTGCGGCAGCGTTGTCATCTCCACCATCGCCAGTTTCCGCCCCGACTCCTCCTCCACCAGATTTCTTTTTAGATTCTGTTAATTTCGGCTTAGGATTAATCACAATTATTTGAAATAATTTGGGAATAAGTGCACTTTCTCCTTTAGAACCAGTGCATCGTATAGTACCTTTATAAATTATATCTGGATCATTTACTGGTTCAATAAATAATCTATTTGTTGTAAGACGTTCTTGTGAAACTATTACTTTTTCTTTACCATCTACAATAAAATAACCACCTGGATCCATAGGACATTCTGATAATGCACTAATTACTTTTGATCCTTGTCCATGTAATATACATTGATCAGAATGTAACATAAGTGGTATACTTCCTAGTAATACATTGTTAAACCGTACTGTTTTATAATGATTTTTATCTTTTGTATAAACAATATCTATATCGGCATATAATTTAGTAGCATATGTAATATTACGTAGACGTGTTTCATGTGGAGTTAATAGAATTGATTTACCTTCTTCATCAAAACTGGTTGGTCTATCTATATAAATAGCTAACTGATCGTCTTTTTTATTTTTAAGTCCTCCTATATATACTTCTACTTTTACGGCTTCTTCTTCTTCATCACCAAACTTAATCATAGTAATAGGATTATAATAAGCTATTGTGTCTGGTATGTGAGTTTTTACAAATTGTTTGAAACTATCTAGATGATGCTTTGTAAATGGATACATATGATCCCGAAAATATGAATCTAAGATCGTCCATGACTTATCTTCTTTATAGTCTTTTTCGGCTTCCATTATATAATATACATATATTCATTTACTTTATATTCATTTAGTTTAATTATCTAATAGTGTAAAAATCTATAAAGTTAGGATTTGAAGTTTTATAGTAATCATTTAAAGCTAAACGACGTGCTTTTAGATCTTTATCATAATTATAATCTGGTATTGTATTTTGTGCATTTGCTGAAATATTATATGATTGTGATGTATTAAATTGTTTTTGTGTTGATGATGGTGTCATATCTCTTGATAAAATATCATAGTAATCTACATACTTATTTTGATCAGGATTGTTTGCGTTTGCGTTACCATATTCTGCTCTGTATTGATCATCTAAGTTCATGTAACGTATATTTAAATCATCTACTTCATTATATTTACCAGATGCATAATAAAGCTGTGCCTTCTTTTCGGCTTCTAGACGAGCTTCTGATACTGATGGTACATTCGGTGTAACTGATTTAGGTTTAGTAATATCATTTAAATTGCGAGTTTTGAAATTTAATCCATTAGTAGTAATAATAGGACCGTCCTCCATCTTACTATCTGGTTTTATTGCTTTTGAACTTTCATCATAAGATGCATCTTCCGCTGCACCTTTCGCATCTTGTGCCTCTTGTTTTTTCTTTTTACGAGCAGCATCCTCATCTTCTAAGCGTTTAGCTCTTTCTTCTGGAGTTTCTTCTTTTAAGTTAGAAATATCAGATGAGAATGCAGCATTATTATCATCATTGGCAATATCATCATATGTTTTTTGCTTAGGTGTCGCATTTGCACCTGCACCTGAACCTGATTTTTTAGATAGAGCTAGTTTGCTTTGTAAGTAAGGTGGTGGTGGACCGCCTCCTGGACGATAATTAATAATATCATTTTCGATAATAGAAATTTTATAGCTATCATTATTATTATTAGCTTGTGCCAATAAATACTGTGAAAATTCGTCAAATCTATTTAAATAATTCACATGAGAATTAAAAGCCGCTATATCCTGTCTCATTTGAGATGCAGGTGAATTATCTGCTTCTAAACCAGATTTGAGTGTTGTATCGGCAGTTCCAGCAGGATTTATTAAATCTCGGTAAAATGGATCTTCTTTATATATTCCGCGTTCTTGTAAATACATTATTAAATTAATTAATCTCTGACGATAGTCGTCTTTTGCATTGTAATCTATAACACCACGATGTATGCTTTTCCCGCCTTTATATTCTTTGTTATTTGCACTCTTAAAACCGTTTGCAATATCTATTACATTTAATATTTTATTACTATTATTTACAACTTGTAATGTACCTTCATCTGTTAAATTAATTGCTATTGGATATGATAAATCTTTTGTTAAAAAAAGTGTAAACAATAATTGCTCATTTTCATCGGGATCAAAATCACTTGTTCCATATATATTAAAATTACCTGTTTCAATTATTCCACGTGTTATCGTGCAATCTTGAAATATTTTACCACTTACGGGAACAATTTTCTGAGGACTCTTTTTAGAAAAACAGGCTTCATATAAGTCTACATTCATGGTATTATAGTATATTATAACACTCATATTGCCAATAGACATAAAATACTTTTGTGTTGGTGATATTAACATATATTGGCATCCTGGGAATATATCAGTCTCTTCAATAAGCACATTTCTTTGTAAAGTTGTAAAAGAATTTTTATTTATGTATGAGCTTACTCTGTAATCTTTCATGTTTATCGAATATGTTGTAAAATACACTGCCGGGTATCCACCAGAATTTAAACCATCGCGAAAAATACCCATACCTCTATGTACACTATCACTTTGTTGACAGGCATTCTTTTCAAAATCTTGAGTTACACAACCTTGAGCTAAACCATAAGCATAAGCATCATGTATCCGTTTTTTGTTTAATTGACCAACATAGTGTCCTTCTATTAAAGCGTTTCCTAATTTATCGGGAGAACCTAATAAATTTTTTGAATATAAACCTTTTAATTCATTAATTATACTATTATTGGGTCTATCACCAATTCTTACATTACAACTTGAATATGGTGTAAATCTATATTGATAATTATATAGTAATCTATACATCCAACTATGGTTCATGCCTAGAGTACTATAATTATTCCATGGTCTCATATCTTTGGTCATACTGGGAAAATATAAATATGACTCAATTATTTTATTGTCAGCATTGTATGCAGTTAATAGATATATAGGACCATACACAAAACTATTATCAGTAATATTATTAATATTATATACTGGTGTTGTCATTTGCTGTGCTTGTACTTGCTGTTTTGCATATGATTGTGGTTGTGAACTTCCTTGATCAGCTTGAGCGGCTTGTGATGATTGTGCAGCCATTTGTGCGGAATATGTTGCGGCAGATCCAGATGCTAATGCAT